TATGAACTTAAATTTAGGGTACTGACCTTGCTGTCTGATTATCTTGTCGATTTCTGCGTCAAGGAAAGCCTTGGCTTCCGCTTCAGCAACATTGGCAGAATCGATTTGTCCCTCCGAACGCAGGTAGTCTGCGTACACAGCCCTAGAAAGGTATGGTCCAAAGATATATGGAACCTTAACCTTTGTCCAGTTGGTGGTAGAAGTTTCTGGGTTGGTATTAGTGTTATTGGAAATACACTCGTAGAAGTTGGCTGTAAAATCCTTGCCGTCTACTGGCTGTAATGTGCCGCTATTTGAACTAGAGTCAAAGTAAGCCTGTGAGCCTACCGAATAGGTCGTAGTTGAGTTCCAAGGGTTTCCCTTAAACTCTGGCGGGACAGTTCTGTACTCGACATAAACCCCCTCCGTATAACCACGCAGGATGACCAAACGCTCCTGTGTGTCCGTAACCCAAATGTGGAAAGGGATAGACATAGCCCTAGTCCCAGAAATAGGATTTCTATCCCAGACCCCAAGCACTTCCCCAGCATCCGCTGGCTTGACCACATAGGTCACATTGTTGGCATCCGTGACAGTAGATGCCGATGTATATCTGATGATGTCTGGGAACCTGTCATATTCCCACGCATAACGCAGTCTGGCAGACGCAAAATCTCGCATCTGCCGAAAGGTCTGCACATTAAATTCGTCCCTATCTAACCCGCACAATTGTAGTGCGTCAGTAAGGATTTTATTAAAGTCTACTGTTCTCATGTAACAAAGCCGTCAGCCGTAAACACGGCTCCTCTAACGACTGTCTTTTTTGCGTAATTATTAACCGCAACTGCTGGATTGTCTCTTTTGAATTCCTTAAGGAACTGCTTGTCATCCCAGCATTGATACCCAAGACGCTGACCCCAATAGTGGTAAGCATCCAGAGGTATTCTAGCAGAAAGAGAGCCAAGGCCATCTATCGTATTGACTTCATTCCTATAGCCAAAACTGGCGAGTTCTTTCGCCTTGATAGTAGCCTTGACCTCGTTGAGCCGCCACCCATTGATTAATTCCCTCTCCATCTCCTTGCGAAGATGGGAGGGAACCGAATCAGCCAATGACTGGAACATGTCATCAGCCATACCGCTTACGAGGCGTAGTCGAACTTACCAAACGCCAGAGGATTCTTCACGCAGAGTGAAGCGATGGCGTTGATGAGACGAGCAGGTCCACCACCATTGTCGGTGAGTTCCTTGATTCCAGCGACAGAACCACCATAGCGGATTTCAATGAGTTCCATAGGAATCACATAGCCGCAGAAGTTGTTCTTGAGGAACAGGGAGGGGTGCAGACGAATCTGTCCGAAGTCACCTTCAAAGATGTCCACGGACGAGATGTAGGACGAATCAGCACCATCACGATTGATGGTACGGATTTGAGCCTGCGACTCAGCACCACCAGTTGAGCGGTTGGTGTAGAGCAGGTTGGTGAACTGTCTCTTGAGGTTAGGACCGACAACCGCATCGTAGGAGCGATACTGACCTGTCTGGCTGTACATCGAGGTGAGGATGTCTTGAACAGTCAGTTCAGTAAGGGTTGAGGAGGCGGTTGTTGACTCCGCAGTAGCCGTAGCGTTACCAGCAACCGATGAGGCTGGAGTAAGGAAGGCCGTTGGGACATCGAGGTAGTTGTCGATACCGACAGGAGAACCTGTAGTTGTCTTGACTGAGCGAACCCATGAGTCAAGACCACGGCTGACATAACCCTGCGTTGAGCCGTTGTCGGTCTTAGGCAGGTTGTATGAAGCAAAGGTTCTTTCCATGTCACGCTTAAGCATGGTCATGCCCTTGGAGATGTTGTTCGCCAGTTCATCCTTAACACCAGCGGTGACCGCAATGTCGATGGTCAGAGGTGACACACGGACTGTCTTGCGGAACTCTTGGATGTGGTTGGATAACTCGTAGCGATACTGAGTTGAGCCGTCCTTAACAAAGTTAACTGGGTCGGTGGAGACATTGACATCCGTACCATCGACAACACCAGTCGTGTTAACGACAGCGTTGGGGAGGGAGTCAACCTGCCAGCGGAACCAAGTATTGCCAGGTTTTGCGGCTTTTGGAATCATCGATGTAAGGGGAGTATCCTTAGCATCAACGAGGGAGATGAGGTCAGCGAGGGCTTCCCGCTTACCAGAGACGATATTTCTTTCTGTGAGACTTGCCATAATGATAATATGATTTGAAGTTGGACGCTTAGATGAATTGCTTCAGTACTTCTGCTAGGTCTGAGGAAGATTTAGACTTGAGGAACTTAGAAGTGGCATCCCTAGCATTAGCGTCCTTACGGCTAGATGGATACGAAGATGTTCCTGTGGGCTGAACTGGTGCTTTCTGAATCTGGCGTTGCTTATTACCTTCTCTGGCTTGCATGCCTCGGATGTAATCTCCAACAACCATTTTGAAGTCTGGGAACTTGGTGATTTCTGGAAAAGCCTTAACAAAGTTATTGGCTATTTGCAGTTCCTTAGAACTGCGGTCCTTATACCACCGATATTCAGATTCTGCGACCTTATCCACCTGCTCCTTGGTAGCCAGATAATTGGCTCTCTTGGGCAGATGTTCTTCAAGGGCATCCATAGCGTTGAGTTTGATTTTTCTGACATCTTCTGTCGAATAAACTCGCTCATTGCCGTTCTCCTCGGTAATCACAACTCCGTCCGCATTTTCCTCACACCATCTACGAACTTGTCTTGCTTGGGCAATCTCTGCCTCGATTTCTGCACGACTGTTCAGATTAGAATAAGGGTTTGCTTGGTCCTTGTAATTTCTCGGAGTGGACTCTTCCTTTAGTTTGCCTTCCAGTTCGTTCAACTTTGCCTGCATCTGTTCCAGTTTTGCTTCCGCATCCTTTCGCAGGGCAGTCAGTTTGTTGATTCGCTTTTGGACATTCTTGGGGAGTTCCTCCTTGTCAGCGTCTACTTCCTGTCTTTCGCCATCCTGCTCGTCAGATTGGTCGGAATTTTCATCCTGCAATCCATCCTCGTCAAGGTGGTCTTCTGGTTGATTTGTCTCGGATTCGCCAGTATCCGTTCCGCTATCATCAATAAGCGAAAAGTCCTTCATAAGGATATCCTTTAAGGACACTTCATTGAGGAGTGATGACTCCTTGATAGATTCGGCATTTGAAGCCTCTGGGCTATCACCAGTATTATCGTTTGTATTCATGGTTAAGGTCCAAGTCCTGTTGTTTTACAGAGTTTATAGTTCTCAGAAACTTAATTCGTATAAACACCAAAATCGGATATAGTCAACATGTTCTAGTTAACTTTTTCGATTTTATAGCATTTTACCCCTATTTAAGGCTAGGGTCATCTGCCCAATTGATGTTTGCAATGTCTAAAGCCTTCTTTCTCTCGGAAACAAGGACTTCCTTTATTTCTCTGATAGCATTGGCTCTTCCGCATTGATGAACACGCTTCTCTCCCTCGACATTCGGGCTTAACGCCATCTCTGTCTCAACCTTAATGTTATTGTCAAGGATTGAGATGATGTTATCCCATAACTCCTTTGGTTTACCATCAATAAAGGCGTAAGCATTCAGATTATATACTGGTTCTGGCATAATTATTGAATATTTTGCTGTTGACCCTGTTGCTCTTGAGCCGCCTCATACTGAGCCTGCTGTTGCTCCTGCATAAACTCATCAGAAACAGGAGTAACCCCAGTTCTGCCAATCTGAGCATTCTGCTGTTGCTGTATTGACATTTGCAGATTCTTAGCGTAGTTTTGGAAGAGGGCTTGGAAGAACTGGTCACCCTGCAACGCCTGCTGTGCCTTTGGATTCTTCTGGATGATGTCTTGGGCGTATTGCAGTTTGGATGGGGCTGTAGGGTCGTTTTCGGTGTATTGAGCCTCTAGACCCATTAACATCAACGCAATGTCCGTCTGGACATCTCTGTACATCTTCTGGGAGGCTGTGGCTTGGTCGATGATGATATTCTTGGCAATGTCTGGCGAAATAGCCTCAACAAGTAGTGCGACCAACTTATTTCTGTCGATAGCACCACCTGCGTCCATCGGAAGAACAAATTGACTGATGGCCTGCATCTTTTTCATCACATACTCGTTGTCCAAGTCTCTGACATCAAACTTGACCTCAAAATCGAACTGTGAAGCGATATCCGTGATGTTTTGAGGAAGAGCAACAGCGGTAATACGCTCAAGTTCCTCTGGAGCCATGTACTGCAAGCACAACTGAACAATATGAGTATAAATTTCAGCCCAAACTGTAAGCCAATCATCAACTATTGACTGTTGTATAAGTTGTGTCGTTGTTTGCGGAACTAATTCATTTGAGATGCCAAAATACATTGCCGCATTCTTTTCGACCTGCTGAATGATGTTAAAGGCAAGATTTGGCGTTCCAGCAGGCGGTTCCATAAACCTAAAGTCATCTGGTGACATAATAGGCACTTGGACGGCTGGACCAATCTTTGTAAGCCCTTGAGCCCTACGCTTGACTAGGATTGGCGGGAATGTTTCGACTGAGGTTCTGTCACGCAGAGCGTCATGCTGTGCCTTCATCTCAGCCTGCTCAGTCATCAGAATCTCTGGGATACCTCTGCTCTGATTGATGGACTTTCTGATGTATTCCTTGCGATATGGAACGAAAGGATACTGGTTATGGGCATACCCAAGTTTCTTGTGGATGAAGAATCCGTCTGAGTTGGACTGTGGGGTGAAAGCCGTATAGTAGATGCAGGGAGTCCCGCTTTCATCTATCTGGCGTGTGTATGCGTACACGACCTCGACAAGGTTATTGTTTCTGTACTCACGATTGTCCAATAGCATCACAGGAGGCGTGATGTTAGGGTCGTTGTACCAAGCGGTCTTGCCAGCGGTATTAAGAGCCGTCTCGATGTATTGCTCATCCCATCCGTCTGTTCTGACCATAGAAAGAATCTCTACTTCTGTCATATATACTCTTCTAAAGATTACTCGGGCTTTTTGCAGTTCAATGGTCTCTGGCGGGAAGCAAATTTCATCGTATGGCTTCAAAGCCGTAATGACAGGTAGATTCTTTGTGATTGTCTCGATGAACACCTTGGTTTCGCCAAACTGTCTAAGTTCATCGACCATTCTGCCCATTTCAACCTCATCAACACCTTCAACGGCAAGTTGAAGAAGAGAAACAGCCAAATCTTTTGAACCTTCATCCATGATGTAGTTCGGGAGTTGCCCTAGCGTAGATTCTGGGTTTTCCTGTAACGCCATATTGCAGATTTCCTGCAATTGAACCATAGTCACCTTGTTTTCACGCTTACCAATCTCCTGTTGCCAGCCGACAAAAGCGGCTGACCATCCGTAGGTGTTTGCGTAGTTAGCAAGCAATTTAGCCTCACGCAGGGATTCAATTCTAAGCCTTCCACCAATGACATGCTGAAGAAGCGTTGAACAAGCCGTAGCAAAAGCCGCATCCTCGACTGTATTACCAGTAACACGGATTTTGCTGGCTTTCCAAGTGTTTATGCAAAGTGCAACGACTTCGTTAATAACTCTGTCGATAAGTCGGATTCTGACATCTGAAGCACCCTCAAAAGGCATCGCAGGGCTTCCGTTACTTCGGATATCTGAGTACTTCTTGCCATCGTCAGACTGACCATCCCAACGGCAAAAGCGAATGTCATCAATTTCCTCAAGACCTGTGGCAAAAGAACCATTATACACAGAACGCTTAAACTCAAAGTTTAATTCTTGGATATCTGGTTTATCTGATGCGTAGGCAAGTTTATCGTGCATGCCTGTCTTATAATTATCATTTGGTTCCATTTTTTATGTTTTTATTAATATGTTCAATTAAAGAATCTCTGTAAAATTTGTGATGCCCACCTTTAGTGACATAGACAGCCACTTCATTCGTTTTTCTAAGTTTGTCAAGGTATTGTTTATTCAAGCCAGTCATCTCTGCGGCTTCAGCCTTTGACAGTAGTATCGGATATCTGTCCATCTTTAATATGAAAAACCTTTGTTATTCCCTGTGAACGAATTTGTATTGTTGTATTCTGGAGCCATAACTGCGAGATATCGTAGGCAGTCAATTGGGTCTTTGCTGGCTCCTTTTTCTCCGTCCGCACCAGTCCATTCTCGCATTGAGTATATAAGGTTCTGGCACTCTTCAGAAATATATAGTCTTGGCTGGTTAATAGTGCTTCTAGGCTGGGATGTGTCATAAGAAAGCCAGTCATTAATGATTGCAATGCCTTCTTCAAGCCGCAAACCTGCGGCAGGCTCAAAAAACATAGGTTTATCGCCAGAGTCAAGCAATTCTATCAAAGAAGTGCCTCCATCTCGACCAACTGCTTGAGTTGCACCTGCTCTTGGGTCAATAAAGCGTCTTTCTGGGTCTTTGCCGTCTTCAATCTCACGAATCAACTCCTTGTACTGGTCAATTCCCATTCCAGCACCATTTCTTTGTGCCGTACCAGCCTTTCCGTCTGCTTTTTCGCTAGGAAGAGCCCATTCACCCATAGAAATATCTGGAAACTCCCTAAAAATGTACACATTTCCGTCTTTCCCAACCCTAGCCCATATCATAAACCAGTTTCTAGCACCAGCAGGGTCAACTACCATGTAGTCAGTACCATCTTTAGGCACTTGGTCGGCCTTTACGATGTTGTGGTCATCGAATCTAGGGAACTGAGAGCCGATTGTGTTTTCTGCCCAGCCGTATGCTCGTATCTTAATCTCGTTGGTATTCTTACCTTCCAGCGTTTTGGCTAATTGGTCAAATGGGTTATACGGATTAAGGTCGGAATGGAACCAGATGCAGGCTGAGTTCTTGCGGAAAGAGTGTGCTATATATGGCATTTTGCCTCTTTCGCACCCAGCAACATGCTGGCTACCCTGCTCAAGCAGGGATGCTTTCCGCTGTTCCTTTATCTTGCACCCAGATACATAGTCCTTAACGACCTGCGAATAGCCTTGGACTGGAGTAAATGTAACACCCATCTTGCCTCTTCTAGTGACAATACGATATCGTAGAGTTTCAACCCAATCAAGAGGCACAAGTTCATCGCACCATATGAAGTCAACCTCACCACCTTCGATGACCTTCTTGTCTTGTGCGTAATTCATAAAGAAACATTGACTCTTGTTTGGCAAGATGAATGTGTTGTCGCTAAATCCGTTCTTCTGTGAATAAGAAATGTTGGTGACCTTGGTCTTCTTAGCGGTCTTCAGTTCCGCTGGCATGTACTTCCAGATGACATTCTGTTGCATCTGTATGCTAGACTGGGAGGTCGTGTGCAGACACCAGACTCTAGCGTCTGGCTTTGATGTAAGAATTTGCATGACCTTTTTAGCCGCCCACTCAGTCTTGCCTGCACGATTGCCACCCATCACGCACAACTCATCGAAATCAGACAGCAGTTTGTCCGCATCATTCCAATGCTTTGGCTCGTAGCCGTGGCGGTATGGGTCTAGTTTCTCAGCGAGTATCTTGTCCTCTCTGTCTTGCAGGAACTTGGCTACGAACTCAGCACCATACTTTAACGCAAGAGCCTTAATCTGCTCCTGCGTTGGTTTCAGTAAGACTGGGTGGTCTGATAATATCATTTACCCAGTTGGGTGTTATTATTACGCTGGGACAACTGTTTTTCGACCTGCGTTTCAAGAGATGAGTTATCGAAAGGGTCAAATATAAGTTTATTGACCATCCAGTCTCGCTGTGATTTTGGAGCATCCTTCATGTAATCATTTGTTCCAGAAAGTATATCAAGCCCCATTTTGGTTTGCAATACTTTATCAACAGGATACGCATAACTAGTAGTCCAATCCTTTGCCGCTAAAGGAAGTTTTGGAGTCTTAATAAATCCACTTATTGCCTGTTGCGGTGTAACTTCAGCCTTCTTTTTTGCGGCTTCTTCAAGTTCCCTAATTGACTCGTTTTGGTTTATGAAAAAATTAAGTTGTCCTTCTGTAAGGATTTCTCCAGCATTTTTCATTGTTTCTGAGAATGGAGTAGATGGTCCAATAATCCTATACATACCTTCTGGTGTTGCACCCTTTTTTAATTTAGGGTCTCTCCATAAAATATATTCTATTCCAGCCCTTCTAGCCAAGTCTGGGTCTCTTTCCAGTACATCTGGGTCTGAGACTAAATCAACGCCAAGTTTTTTTCCAATATATTCATAGTTGTATCTGCCTGTAAGTTGAACAAATGTCCTTCCACGGAACTTCCATCCATCGCCTTCTTCCTTGTTCCCCAATTGCGGATGATTCTGATAAAATACATTGGCAAACTTTTGTTCATCCCTAAGTAGACCATCTCTCTTTATTTTTTCTATTCCCTGCTCCCTTGTTAGCCCAGCAAAGTATTGATTGTCATGTTTAACATCCCAAAGTCTTTCTGCTGTTGTATAGTAAAGGCTTTCCCTTTTTCCACCACCCTCTGATTGTGCAAGCAATGCAATATTTTTGATGTAATTGTCATCCATTCCTCGACTACGCAGTTCCTCTACAAATTTCTTGTTTAGAAATTCAAACTTTTTAATAATTTTCTTTTCAGCCATATAATTAAAGTGGAGCCTTGTGTTGGGATTGAACCAACGACCTACTGTTTACAAAACAGTCGCACTACCGCTGTGCTAACAAGGCTAAGGTTATCTCTGGTCCATGAAGATGTGGAAATCGACATTCCCATCGTCCTGCATAGCAGGTACAAAGTATTTTACTCCCTTTTTCAAGGTGTTATTTTTAACGCCTTCCATGTACTCATCATAGTGCAGGATATTAGTCTTGTCCTCCTCGGTCATGTACTCGCTGGCTTGGGTGTTAGCCTTGATTTGGTCCATAGAATCCTTTGTGACCGACTTATAGATTGAATCCGTTCCATTGAGCAACTCAATCTCCATGTCCGACATAGCACCTCCACCGCTGATTGGGTTGCTGTTATTGCTTGGCACTCCAAGTCCCATTGATTGTTGAGCAGTTGGGTACGGATTAGCCTGCGGAGGGGTATATGGGGTAACAGTACCCTGTTGCAACTTCATGCTGACTGGCAGTCCGTTCCAAGATAGGGCTAGACCTCCATTAGAATCCATTCCAACCACCTTGTAGCCGTCTCCGACTGTATCACCAGCCTTGTGCCACTTCCCGCCTAGCGAGAAGATTTGTTGGTTGCCTTGACCAGCCACACCTGTCCATATCGGTGGCAATTGCAGGTTATTAAAATTAGGTTTTTTCTTAGTTTCAGCCATATTAATTCTTGAAAAGGAATCTCTTCTTCAGCATCAGTTTCGTCATCGGGGTCTTGAAAGGTTTCTACTTTTATAGTTCATCAACGACAGGGTTCAAAATTTTTAAAATTTGTCAACTGTCAATGATATCATAACCTTGATTTTTATCTTTAAGAGTTTCGTCAAGAGTCATAGAAGCAATTGTCATTAAAGACTTCATGTATAGAATACTGGCTTCCTTGTCAATTGTTGCTGGTTTTCCAGCAACAACAATCTTAACATCATCGGAGTTCGGCTTACCAATAACACCCACGAACCAAGGAATGTTCCATTTGGACATGTCTTTGGAAAGAGAGTCTAGGCAATGAGCCTCAAACTGCTCGTCATTGTAGACTGTGTCACTTTCCTTTGTAGACTGGGTTTCTTTTGACATACCAACCATGTCTATCTTTCTTGATGGTAATCCGAAGATTGACTCTAAAGCCTCGATTGTCTTTGCAGATTGCCGTGAAGACTTGCCCTTCCTTGTTCTTGACTTGGAGGAGGCGGGTATTGGGGAAGTTGCATCTGGTGACGGAGACTTCTTGTTCGTTGGTTTCTTCTTCTTTTTCATTGATTTCTTTGGTGATTTGATTGCTTTCAAGATTGAGTTGGTCGGTGAGCCACGAAATACCAGCAGGAGTCCAGAGCCACTTGCGGAGTTTCTCTGGCTTGCCACTCAACTCCTTGAATGTCAAAAGGGGATTATCCCCGCACTTAGTTCTCCAAGTGCGGAGTTCATCACGGCTCAGACCGAGCCGCTCGCTAACATCTTTATCTGATACATTGTCGCTCATAATAATATAAAATTGAAAGTAGGGGTGGGGAGAATCGAACTCCCGACTTAGCCCTTATAAAGAGCCCACTCTAACCGCTGAGTTACACCCCCCGAAAATACGGCAAGCGGGGGTCGAACCCGCAACATCCAGTTTGGAAAACTGACACTCTGCCAATTGAGTTACTGCCGTGAAAGTAGAGGGTATCCGATTTGAACGGATGGGACTTTGACATCCAGCAGTTTTCAAGACTGCCGCAATAGACCACTCTGCCAACCCTCTGAAAGTGCTGAAGGCGGGACTTGAACCCGCAAGCCATTGGCGATTGATTTTAAGTCAATAGTGTTTACCATTTCACCACTTCAGCAAAACTGGAACCGCTGGGACTTGAACCCAGAACCAACGGCTTAAAAGGCCGCTACTCTGACCATTGAGTTACGATTCCGTCAAGGTTTACAAAGAGATTAGATTGACATGCCATTTGTAAACTTTGACCAAATGGTGGAGGCGGGGAGAATCGAACTCCCATTGCCCGAATGCAAATCGGGTTTCCTACCATTGAAAGAAGCCCCCATAGACCCACAAGGAGTCGAACCTTGACATAGAGAACCAAAATCTCTAGTGCTACCATTACACCATAGGTCTAAAATCACCGAGACAGGACTTGAACCTGCAATCCCCTGCTCCCAAAGCAGGTGCGTTAGCCATTACGCTACTCGATGCAGTTGATGACTGGCGGGGAGTTTCGGACCTCCTCTAGTATTTGCCAGAATCTTTCGACTCACCCATGTTTACCTAATTTCTTAGGTGATTCGCAAATACACTTTCCCTGTGGGAACGCCAGCAAATTTCAAAGAACCCGCATATTCAAACATAGTTTTACTCACTTGTCAACCAAATGTAAAAACTTCTTCCATTGACCCCATATGCTATAAAACCAGAAAATTCTTTATTCCCCGCTTGACTTCTTTTCTGACAATCCCCTTAATAATCCCCTTCCTCACCCTCGCTGATGCTCGGGCGGTTTTTACCTTTTGCAAAAAAAAGTGTAAGGCATGGAACCTAACATATCAACCTTCTGGCGGTTAAACGCTACCCCCTCCCCCCCTTAAGGGTGCAAACCCTTTTCTTAGGGGATGCATGAGGGGTTAAAGGGGTTAAACCCTCCAGCCTATTCACTCCCTTGGCTGGAGGGTGTTCCCCTGCGGGCGTTACCCGCTTGGTTGATGAGGTTGGTGGGTGGCACATGGGTGGCGGGGAGGCTAGGGGTTAGCCTCGGAAGGTGATGTCCCAACTGCCGTTGTCGAGGCAGTCAGAGACCGCAGAGGACACCTCGTCCTCGATGTCGGACTTGTCAGCCTTATCGGACAGATCGGACTCCAGCGTCTCGACCTTGCTCTCCAGCGTGTCGAGGCGAGCCTCTAGGTGGTTGGCAGGGTGGGCGGTGTCGGTGGCGGGGGTGCTGGGGAGGGAGGCGAGAGCCTCCGTGACGGCCTCTCGGACGATGGGGACGAGAGCGTCCTTCAGAGCGGAGGCGAGAGCCTCAGAGAGGAGGCGGGTGATTGTGTCTTGCATGGTGGTGGGTGGGTTGGGTTGGTTGGGTTGGTGGTGTCGTTGATGACGAGAAGACTATAGCATGGGTGTCGGGTTTCTGTCAATCCGGCCTCCCTATGCTAGGGGTGATGTGATGCGGTGGGTGAGCGGGTGGGTGGGCGTGCGTGCGTGCGTGCCTGTGGGCGTGCGTGCGTGCCTATGCTATGTAAATTAAATGTAAATTAAATGATATGTAAATTAAATGTAAATCACTCCTTATCCACAGGGAGCGGATTGTTCGCCGCATCGATGGGGAGGAAATGCCTGTAGTAGTCGCAGAATAGGTTTAGGAGCCTGTTCCACCGCATGGTCGGGGTGGTGGGCTCGTTCACCTTGTCCAACCACTCCTTGGCTCGAGCCCGCACAAGGTGAGCGGGGGCGAGATAGGTTTTATGACGAGCCGCCATGTGGAGGCTCTGGTAGATGACCAGCAGGGTGATGCGGTCAGACCGATTGATGACGAAAGGATTGAAGCGGGGAGCGGGCTTGTCGGGTTCCATGTGGGTGGTGGGTGAGAGAGGACAGTCTAGCAGGGTGGCGGGGTTGCGTCAAGAGTGGGCATAACCATCCCGCTCGATTCCAACCCACAGGGTGGGGTTGTTCAAATCCTTGCCCAGCGGAACCATAAGGCAGGCGGTGGCGGGGTTCCCGCTTTCGGGGTGGGATTTGGCGAGTAAATCACTCACCTGCAATTCCCATCGTTGGGCAAGGCGGGTGAGGGATTCCAGTTGAGCGGGGGTGAGTTTGTAGGTGTCCATGTGGGTGGTGGGTTGAGGGTTGCAGTCTAGCAGGGTGGCACCGCTCCGTCAAGCGGAGCGGGTGGTGTTCACCTTGCGGGTGGTATCCCGCAGTTTCTCGGTGGGGGTGGCATCCATGCGGTCAATAAATACCCGCTTATAGTAGGAATCCCATTTGGAGCGGGAAAGGTGAGTCACATTGGTTTCCAACCCCCAATAGGTGACAATGTCCGCCAATTGGATTCGGAACCCTTGGTCACCTTCCCAATAAGCGGAGTGCGTATGGTGCAGGTCGATAAGATTGATTCTGCGGTCAATTTCCCGCAGTTTCTCGTCCGTCATTTCTCCATCCATGTCGTGTTGAAGGAGCATGGTATAGAAGACGAGGGACTGGGCTCTGGGGAGCCAATGGAGAGAGCCGTCTTTCTGGTGGTACTCGATAAGAGCCCTATCGATTCCCTCTGGGAATTCAAAGTTTAGAGACATGGGTGGTTGTGGTGGGTTGGTGGTGGGTGGTGTTTGGTGGAACGATTGCAGTCTAGACGATTGGCGGGCTTCCGTCAAGCGGGGCTCCTTGTGGTGCTGGTGGTGTGTGGGTGTGCAGGTGTGTGCGGGTGTGCCTGCGGGCGGGTGTGTGTGTGCGGGTGTGCCTACATGATATGTAAATTAAATGTAAATTAAATGATATATGGGTTAAATATCTACGCCCCAACCATCAAGGCGGGCTTTTTTCCATTGCTCCAGCATATCCCG